TATTTTTACATCATTCATTGTTTTAAACTCCTCATTTCTATATATTTGTAAATTAGATATATAAATACCACTTTAAATCCTATGTTGGTTAAAGCCTCTAGTATATATATTAGTTCATAAGTAAAATCACTCATTTATTTCTCCTTAATTTAAAGGGAGAGCTAATCAATGGGATAAGAAGACATTCGCCTTGGGAAGGCACTTGAAAACCCACCTCTATACCTCGCGATACAAAGACTCTCCCTTATAGTTGTTAACAGACTTCGAAACCACCTGATTCAATACAGAATTTAGCAAAATTCTTTACATTCTCTACGTCAAAAGGATAATTTGCTTGGAAGTTCTCTCTTTCTCCAGTTTTATCACATTGAAGACACTCTTTCTTTTTATTATGACCACGATTATTACCATCACACCTAAAACAAGGTTCTTTAGGTAATTCACTTAATTCTTTATCGTAGCCTTCTTTCCATTTTTGAGTACTTCCATCTAATATAAAAGCATGTAGTCTTACTCCGATAATTAAGGCTTTTTCTTCACATATTTTATATCCAGAATTATCAGTACATCCATCCATATCTTCTGATGTTAATATATCATCACATACTTGACATACATAATGCCATAGCGGTCTCCACCACCATACATTATTACGAAAATAATTACCAGGATTGATATCTTCATAAGCTTCTTGCTCTTTCCAATATTGTTCTTTTAGTTTTTCATCTTCACCAAAAGCTTTCCATTTATCTTCAAGTTCCATAGCTGAATACTTAAGATAAACTTTGAAATTATCTTCATTGACTTCATTATATTTAGGATTTAATCCATATACATCCATTCCCATTATTCACTCTCCCTATATTGTTCATACATATCTTTTATCTCTTCTTCTGTATAAAGCGGTTGATTTGTTTTGACTCCTTGGTTCTTTATATATGTATCTAATATCCACATTATATGTTGCGTTCTCATTCTAAAATGACTAGCTGCATCTTTATTTAAAGCTTCAGCAAGCTCTCTACTCATGTGCATACCGACATATATATTATTCTTTTTATTCCCTACTTTCTTTGGTCTCCCTAGCTTCTTCATATAACTTCTCCTTTATTTTATCAAAATTGACTTGTATAAAATATCTCTTTTCTTCACTTGTTTGTAATACATACTCTAATGCCTCAATCCATCCTTGGTTTATATACATATCAGGCTCTCCATCCCAGAGCTCATTCTGTTCCCTGGATAATTGACACTCATTTAAAGCATGTTTAATCGCACCACCGTCTAACATACTCCTCCTTTATTTATCTTTATTATATACTATTTGTCTTAATTCCATTAATTCTTCTTCTCTGCAAGTATCTATTGTTTCTTCAATTGTAATCTTTATAACTTTTGTTAATACTTCTCCCAATGTTATGTTATTTAATTTAAAATTCATTTCCAGTTCATTTCCTGTCATATTTCTTATTTTATTTACACTCATATATTCTCCTTTAATTAATGAGAGAGAATGCCCCTAGCATTGCCATCGGCCTTACATCTCCCTCATATTTATTAATTTACTTCTTCTTCAGGAACTTCAGTTATAAACTCTATAGTCCAAGAAGCATTACCAGACTCTTCATCTGGTCCTATAGAAATAGCTACAACTTTAACACCGAATTTAATTTCTACCTCTTCAATGTCTACAGCTATTCTACTTCGATAATGTAACCCGCTACGGGTTTTACCAGCAAATCCATCTAGCCAAAATACTCTCTTTTTAAAGTCTTCTGGTTCATTAGTCATTTAATACCTCTCTTTCTTTATTGATTATTGTATTATAATGAGAGAGACCACCGCTTGTCCTAGCTGTCAGTTACAGGTACCATGGACTCAACGAATGCGGTGATTTTAGCGTAACTCTCTCAATTTGTTTAAAGTATCTCTAGTTGATTGACATCTTTCCTTTATTAACAAGCTTATTAAATCGGTAAGCACGATACTCTGCGTCTTGAATGTCTGCCTCTTCTCTCAAAGAATAATACTCATTCAACCATTCTTGTGCATCATATTCATCTTCAATAACCTCTTGCCTAGAGTGCTCGATGAATGTTATGTAAGCTCTTAGTTGCCTACATCTAACGCGATACCTAACTCTAGCTGCGTCAATAACACTTATGATACCTGCTATGATACCAATACATAATAAGAATATTACTATTTCCATTTATCTCTCCTTGTTTTATTTAATTAAATTCTTTTGGGACTTGTGACCTGTTACAGTATAGCCTTTAAGTGGTGCGACCACTTGAACACGACAGTCCCTTGGCAACCAATCCCATAAAATAGTTTGGGATACGTTTATATATAATAATACAGAGCGTGGCTACGTGTAATGATAGCCTATGGGTAAGCGTGAGGAAGAGAGGACAAGCCAACGCTCTGTTTATTTGTTTAGCGACAAAGTCCCCAAGTTCCCACGAATGTGGGAAGATGAGGAGAAATACTAGGCTTGTAGCTGTTGAAGATAAGTATCTCCATTCACTATGCTATCAGGTTGTGATTGCATAAGGCTATCATAATCTGCTACTGATACTAGCTCTTCATTGGTAATATTGGCTAGTGTGCCGTTGAATGTGATAGCCATGTAGCATGTTCCTAGACCTAGTTGTTGTAGGCTATTGAACATATCAACTGTCATATCCCAGTACCACTTCGCATAATCTATACCTGTTGAAGATTGAGACATATCTACTCCATTGACTTTGCAAGTAGTAGTAGTATTCAAATCATTTCCATTGACTTGCATTACTCTACCTTGCGAAGTAGTATGAGCATAGCATTGCTTGGGTGTCTGTACTACTTTCCCGTTTTCGACAGTTTCTTTGTTCCATTGAATAAGTCGTAAAGAAACTGGTAAGAATATTGTTTGTTCATTCATAATAAATAAACTCCTATGTTAATATTAATAGTAACTGTATGAAAGCGTTTCATTCCTAATTGAAATGGATTATAACGAAAATCTATATATAAAAAAACGCTATCAAGGTGTCCCACTTATGAATACTAGCCCTCCACTAAAATGCCCCAATTTTTGAAACTAATTCTTGCTTTGTGATATATCTCACACTTATATTATAAACTTGAAGAAAGCAACTTTTTAGTTATCACCCAGCTAGTACCCCTGAAATGGTTCTGCTAAATGGGTTAGACGTTGGTTTTGCTCTCCATATAGGATAAAGAGTTTTTCACCTACAGCTTTCGAAAATGGTTTTAGTATAAGTATGAGTATGGGTCGAATTGACCTAGTGTGGATAAAGGCAGGATGAGATTGAGATGTCGCTATTGACTAATTAAGCCGAGCTTTACCGAAGCACTAGTGATAAAGGGAACTGGCTTTTAACGAAATCTAAAATTCAAGACAAAACATAAGACCCCCTCAGGGGATTAGTACGCCCTTTTTTATTTAAGATTTTATTTGTATATAGCCATGTCTGTAATATATATTTAGATATGACTAAACCTAAAGATAAAGACAAAACAACATACATATACAAGTTAGAAATTTGCTATAATTCAAGCAATGATGAAATAGAATATATAGAAGAGTCCTTCACTAAAGATGAAGATGTTTTATTCTGTGAAATAGAAGGAGGATTTGATATGTTTGATTATTGGGATGAAGATTCTATTAAGATTATAAAGGGATGTTACGAAGTCGGAGAAGCATAATGAGAGTTTATAAAGTAAATGGAGTGTATCATAAGGTATATGATACTATAGAAGAGGCTCCTTCATTAAATGTAAAAGACGACTGGCGTAAAGGTAAGATTGGAGATTGGGTAAAGGCTGATGATGATAGCATTATCCAAGTTCTTCGTAAAGGAAAGATGGGAAGAAAGAATGGAGAAGTTTTCTATATCGGTACTTGCACTGGCACTTTTATTGCTGAAAAGTCCGTATATATGGATACGGACAAGAGGGCCAATATTTATTCGTTCGGGGGCAATAGCACTCCTGAAGAAATTGTCCAAAACAGAAAAGGTCTAACTTCTAGCGAAGAGATGTTTGTTACTTATGTTTCATCAGGTATGGCACCTGAAGATGCATATGTAAAAGCATTTCCTACTAATAATAAAAGGTATGCTAGAGTTAAAGCTGTAAATCTAATAAAAACAAAAAGGATTAAAACTGCTATGAAAGAAGAATTAAAGCCTATATTAGAAGAAGTGGGTATTAATGAAGACTATATATTAAGAGGCATTAAAGCTGAAGCTGATATGGCTGATAAGGCAGATACTAGATTAAAAGCATTATTTAAGCTATCTGATATTATGGACCTTGAAGATAAGAATGCACCTAAAGTGCAAACAGCTACAGCAATTCAATTTAAAGGCTTTACAGATGATATGCTAGATACAGCCGAAAGGCCTAAAGAGATTGAATAATTTATTTGTATTATTAGTAGAAGGTTCTTTATTTTTAATGTGCTTAATAGTATTAATATTAACTTTTTATCTATTATTTATAGAGGATTGGAAAGGAAAATAGAATGACAGATTATGATGATAAAATATTTGACTTAATAGAAGGTGGTTCAAAGCTTGATTTATTTGGCATACCATTATCTGAAGGAGCTGAAGAAGTGGCTAAAGTATCTGGTGGAGTTGGAGACTTGATAGAGAATGTTTCAACAGAAGGACTTACTCCTCAACCAGGAGAATTTATTCCTTCAGAAGCAGGACTAGATGTAGGTGATGAAGCGTCTAAGGCAATGGAAAAACAAATTAAAGATGAAGTAAACCCTATGATGGTTGATGTAGGGGGTAAAACTGAAAAAGACGTAATGGAAGAGCATGGTATATATAAAAGAACAGATGATGGACAAACCTTTACTACCCAAGAAGATTTAACACAATCTACTGCTGAAAAGCGTCAAGCTTTGTTAGATGCTAGAGACCCTATGTCTAAATTTAAGAAAAAGTCAACAGAATGGCTGAATGACCAAGGGGTAAATGTTCACGATTTGAATCTAACTGAAGAAGAGTGGGCGGAGATGAAGATTATTTCAGATAAGCAAGAAGAATTGCAAAAGAGAATAGACAAGCATAGTAAAATAATGACGGGAAGAAAGTCTATCCATGCTCTAGGATGGCAAGGAGGTCCTGATGAAGTTGATAAAATTTTGAGAGATTCGGACAAGTATATGAAAGAACTCCAAGACTATTACAGGCTAGAATCGATAGGAAGTATATATCCAAATCCTGAGGTTTTTCCTACTGGGTTACCTGCACAAGGTGTCAGAACTGATGAAGACGTTTTCCAGAGACAGACTAAATGGTTGGAAAGGGAATCGAGGAAACTTCAAGAAGAGCTTAGCAATAGTAGTATGTATAAAAAATATTTGCAGCAGATACAAGGTCAAGATGACCCTGATATATATGATATGATTCCTAAATAAATAATGGCTAATATAAATAAGCATAATGTATCTAAGCAGAATGAAGCATTAGAGCTTGCAAGAAAAGATTTAATTGCATTTGGTAAATTGTTTTTACCAGATGATTTTATGAGAAGTGAAACACCTCCATTCCACTATGAAATAGCTGATACTATTACTGACCCTAAGAAACAACAGACAGCAATTATATTGCCACGTGGTCATGGCAAGACAGTTTTAACTAAATGTGATATATTACAAGCATTTTGTTTTACAAAGGACCCTTTGTTCTATGGATGGGTTTCTGCTACAGCTAAATTAGCTACAGGTAATATGGATTATATTAAATATCATTTAGAGTTTAATGAGAGGATTCAATACTTCTTTGGAAATTTAAAAGGCACCAAATGGACTGAGACAGATGTAGAGACTAGTAATGGATGTAAGTTAATATCTAAGTCTAATATATCTGGTATTCGTGGGGGTGCTAAACTGCATAAAAGATATGACTTAATAATATTGGATGATTTTGAAGATGAAAATAATACAATTACGCCAGAGGCTAGGTCAAAGAACTCCAACCTTATCACTGCTGTGGTATTCCCTGCTCTTGAGCCTGGGACTGGTAGGTTACGCATTAATGGGACTCCTGTGCATTTC